TGATCCTAAAAGTTCTTCAGTTTGATCTGCATCTAATTCGGTAGTTGTAATCATTGTTGAAGTACCATCATCATATTTAATGAATTCGATACCGTTTACGTTAACTCTTCCGATTTCTTTTTTTTCTTTGGTTTTCTTAGCCATTTTTAAAAAATTTTAATTGTTATTAATAGGGTTCTTTCAATTTATAAATAGATATCCTCTAATTTAAGTGGTTCTTAGAATAAAGTTGGCTTTAAGTTGGCCTTTACTTTTTTTGGCTTTTTAATCAAAATAGGTCGATTAGCCATATATTTCTTTAATACTTTAACGAGAGATTTCTCTATATCTTTAGCACTACCCTTACAAAGTGCTTGTTTTATTTTTATCCTATAAGATTTATGATTACGGTTATAAGCAATCTCTGGTGGATAATATATTCTTGAAATACCAGTAGTCCATGACCCATTAATAAATAAGCTTTTACCTATTGCAAAGTCTTTTTCTACTGCATTAATACCTTTTATCCATCTGATATGTTCTAAAGCATTAGGTCCATAAGTTAAAAGTAATTTTTTCTTAGGATACCATAGGTCATAAAATCCTTGTGGATAAACTGTAGGTATTTCACCTTTATAACACCAGGGATACCACTTATTATAGTATAACCTCTTATCATACCGTGACATATAAGATTTAGCTAACCGCTTTCGATTTAAAGTCTTCTTCTTTTTTAGATAGCGTTTTGCCCCAGCTGATAAATCTGATAATACTATTTCACCTGTTAAGAAGTGTCGTCTAGCATTCTTGATCTCTTGGTCATATTCATTATATTTTAGGGCCATGTTGGAAAAGGATTTTGTTCAATTTCAGTTTTCTTAGTTTCGGATAAATTAATATAGTTCTTATAGTTTACATAGATAACTACTAGAATTAAAATAATACACATTACCACCAGTAACCAGTTGTTTATTAATAGTTTAAAAACTTTTTTCATAGGTTAAAAAACTTCTTTAGCTCTTCTTTTTTTGAGGCCTTGAATATCCATCCTGGGCCTTCTTTTAATCTTGAATTATAGGATCCACCCATTGATTTTAGTTCACCTTTATATGGTTTAGTGTCCCCATATATAGCAACTGCTTTTTCTGAGTAATCAACTATTCTGATATTTGGTTTGTCATTGACTTTCATTTCAACCCTTATTTTTGGTTTATAATAAAAGTTTCTGCCGTTTAAATCATTGATTGGTCTAGTTCTTTGTATTTCTGGATCTGTATCATTCTCATCCTTGATAGTTATATACTTTAACTTATTATTATCAGATATAACCAAATAATAGTTTTCAGAAAACTTAGAAATGGTATAATCCGGTTTAATATAGGTTGATAAACCAAATATAATATCCCCAGGTTTAAGAACCTTATGATTCTTTTCTAGAATAAATCCTTTTGGTATTATATTCTCTTGAATATATTTTTCTTTAGCCTCTTTGTTAGCTTCTTTTTGTTTTTCAATTCTCAATGTCTCTTTATCTTTAGCTTCATTTTCTAACCTGATTTCATTAAGAATATCTTGATACTTTACTCCAGTAGCTTTAGTTATAAACTTAGGAATATTATTCTTATCTATAGCATTGAGGTGTATATCCATAACCAGTAAAAGTTGACCAATGTACTTGGCAGTGAATATACTTACATTACCATAAAATAGTTTTTTATCAATCTTACAAGCTATCTCTTTTAATTCGGCATACTTCTTTTCAAAATCTTCTTTATCTTTTACGAAGTCATATTTTCTTAAAAAGAAATGTTGTGAAGAACTTACTATACTAAATCCTTTGTAGTAACGCTGGAATAATGTAAAAACTTCTTTTTTCTTGTCCAAATCAATAGCTCTCCATTTAACTCCAATTGACCTGTTTTTGTTTTCAATTAATGACTTGTAGTCACCAATTCTTTTTGATTTTAGTGTTGGGAAAATACCATGGATTGTAATTTGAGTTTTATACCTGAAAATGTCCAATCCTTCATTTTCAAACTCTCTTAGTTGTTCTAATGTGACTCCCTCTTTTTCCAAAAGATCTAGATAACTGATATCTATCTCTTTATCTGGATTGGTATTCAAAATGTGTTTTGAATCAACTAATCCTTCTGAGGTGTAGAAAAATTCTTTGTCTGTTAATTTCATATTTGTTTTAATTTAAAAGGTGCATCGATTTGGCTTTTTCATTAACCATATTATTGATGATTAATCTACTATCATCATCTTCTTGTGAGAAGAAAGTGGCTTTAGTATTTGAAAAAGAGTAACATGATTCAATTTGATCCTTGGTTTTACATGACTCAATTATCTGAGTTATTCTTTTGAGTTTATCCATTTTATCCATTTTTAATCTTTTTTAATGCAGCACGGTGCCATTGTTTTATTGACTTATGGTTAGCTTCCGGAAAAGCTTTTATAACCCTACGTTGTATTCTTTCAAGATCATAACCTTTTTTAGTTAATTCAAATGTATAAGACTTTTTCGTGCCCTTCCAGAGATTATTTTCATCTTTTTCATGCCTCTTTTCAGATTTTTCTTTAATAGGTCTTTCTTTCTTCTTTTTGATACCCAAAGTTTGTCTCATTTTAGCTTCTTCACTAAGATAACCCAATCGAAGTTGATTACTTCTCATTGGGTCATCCTTAGGATATCCTAGTTTTTCGAGTTGTTCATCAACCCAGTTATCATATTTTTCAACTAAACTTGGGTCTGGTTTTTCATTCGTATTATTTACATACGAAAGTAATCCCCAATAATCTGAATCAGTAGCATCTGGGAATGGCATCCCCAAAGTTATTGCTATTTTTTTAATTTCTGGGAATGAATAAGAAACCTGACTACCCTGAGATATATTAGTCTTTTTAGCTTTCTTCTCAGTAGCCGTCATTTTCTCAATCTTAATCTTTGATTTTTTCTTAGCCATGTTTGCTTTTATTTATTATAATATATGTATAGTTTTTGTAGAGTTTATTTGGTTTTTTCATTCTTTTAAAATTTCATTACAAAATTATATAATAAAAAATGAAAAATAACTACATCTCAACCATCTCAATTGGCTTATTAAAAGTTATCAAGAGTATCATTAAAAATATCAATATTGGTTATGGTTTTATAATTATAGGACTTTTCAATGATTTTTCTATATTCTTTCCAAAATAGATGACCCTCTTTAGATGAGGTTACCAAATCAAAATAGTTCTTGATATGCTGCCCAAATAGTTCGGCATCTAAGATATCCTCAAATATATAAAATTTAAGGCCAGTTAGATGATTAATATTTTTTGTAGATTTTTTAAATGGTACTATTATATAACCTTCATCCGATAGTGTTTCTGATAAAGCTACGAAGTATAGAGTTCTGAAAGGTTTACCATTATAATAAATAAGATCTATTAGTTTAGCCAGTGTTGGTTCTGGAAAATTCTTTAAGTATCTTATATAAGATTTTTCTTTTTTTGCTTTTCTACGGTTGTATGCCGATGGAGCTTGTAATTCTCTTGGTAGTATTCTAAAATTATTCCACCTATCAAACTCAGTTATCAATTTACAAGCATCTTTGTCCCATTGGTTTTCTGACCTTCTCAATTTGCAGATGGCAGTTATGATTGATGATCTTCTTGTTGCTAGTAATCTAAATTTATTATCACCAGCATAATTTACACATTCATCTTTGTCTAGTCTTTTTATTATAGCTGCATCAAAGTAATCTCTTACATTTTCATTAATAACCCCAGGCCTTATTAGATCTGGATATAGACTAAAAAAATCTGTAAACATTTTAAAGAATTTCTCAGACCTAGATTTAAGTTCTAAGTACTTATAGTGATGTAATCCTATTACTTCTCCAGCTTCCCAAGTTGATAAACCATTTGATAGTATTAAATATAATGATTGTTTTTCTGTGTCTCTTAAACACGCCCAAGCTTTTTGCTGAGCTTTATTCATCTTCTGAGCGTTCGTTTTCATCGTAATACATTAATTTATCTACTGGCATTAAATCTGTTTTATTTTCATCAAAACTTCTATAGACTGAATATATGATGTTTTGGAAATCAACTTTTGTATTTATTACACCTTCTCCAGCAAGTATTGATACTTTTACTTTTTGGTTTTCTATATCAATATCTTGGATAATAGCTTCCAAACCATCAAATGGATAACCTCTTAATATAAGATAATCACCATTGATAATCCTGGTAACATCATCAAGATTAAATATCTCATTATTCTTAGCCATCTTCATAAGTCTTTTAACTTCCTTACGTGGTACTGTATTGGCTATTGTGTAATCATCAAAGATATCAGAATTATCTATTCTCTTCTTTTGTTTTTTGTTATGTAAGAATTGAACAGTCTTTAAAAAAGCATTAATACCAGGTATAGTTCTTCTAATATCCTCTAATACATATCTATCAAAAGCAAATTCAACTGGTATTCTTAAAAAGCCATAAATAAATAACATAGGTATACTCTCATAAACATCTTGAGTTTTAATGGTTTTTGATAAAACATTAATTACTGGAATATGAGCGGTAATATATTTGAAACCAAACCTTTTCAAATCATGGTTTATATTCTGATAGAACTTCTGATTTAGTTTAAAAACTATATAAACGTATTTCCTTTTCATATTAGTTCTCTTTTAGTAGTTGTCTATTATGTTTATAAAACTCTAAGTAATCAGAATTTTCTAATATATCTGAAGCCATCATAATTACTACTGATTCTTTGTCTTCACCAAAGTTATTTATAATGGAGTATGGTTTTTTACAGGTTAATGTTAATGGATAAGCTGACTTAAAGCTGAGACATACAAACATCTCATCCTTTGGCATACCATTATATTTCATAAATAATATTGGGAGTTTGTTACCTCTTCTAGCATCAGATTTGGTTTGAGCCCAGAAGTCATTTATTTTGGCTGTCTTAAGTTGTAATAAACTATGTTCAAACCTGATATCTTGGTGTGATTTACATTCTATACTGAATGGGAATCTTTTAGAATGTTTCTTATCAGTACAAATAACATCTGAAGTTATATCAGAAGTATTCTTCCACCTTAAACCACCAGACTGTGGTACTCTTTGAAATTCGTATGTAGTCCAATCTTCCCAGAACTTACAAACTACTCTTTCAAACCTATTTCCTTTTTTCTTACTGTTCTTTCTCATCTACTTAGTTTTTATAGTTTATAATAGTCGGTTTAAAAATTATAAGATGAAAGGCCTTTATTTCTCTTTGTATATAAAGTCTTTGATGAAGGAATTGGTAAGGTATCTTGGTGAGTTATGATGAACAAACTCTTATCTTTATAGATATACCTTATTAAATTCACTACTACATCTATTTTATCTTCAGATAAATTCTCGAAGATCTCATCTAAGAAGGCTATGTTTAAACCTAAGTCTGTCGTTACCAATTGATTTACTGCAAAAGCCATAGCTAAATGAACCAATTGTTTTTGTCCACCAGATAGTTCTTCATACAAGACGGTTTGACCCTCAAACCTGATTATCGTAGTAAAATCTTTTTTCTTAGTGGAAGTATCAATCATATATTGAATATTAAGCTCTAGAACTTCACTATATGAGTCCAATATTTTGTTTAAACTTGACAAAGATGATTCAAATAAATAAGCCTTTATACCATGATTACTTAAAGCATCATCTATTACCCATTTGATGTCTTCAACCTTTTTTAGTTGAGGTTCATATTGAAGGTTTACCTCTTCCAATTCTTCTTCAATCTTCTTTATCTTATCTAGTAATTCAGTTTTTACTTTAGATGGCTTTTTACATTTTAATTCAAAGATATCAGACTTAATAGTTTTAATCTGTTTCTCATGGTGTATGATTTCTGTTTGATTAAAGACTAATTTGTTTAATTTAGTTTTTTTCTTAGATATGGTTGATAGTAAAGCCTCTTTTTTTTCATTAAGCTCTTGGGCATTTACTAATGCGCCTTGTATTCCTCTTAGTTTGCCGATGCACTGTTTGTACTTTTTCTCTTCTAGAAGTTTAATAACCTCACTGACTAAGTCTATTATAGGCATATCTTCAAACTTCATACTCTCTTTATAAGCTTTATTTATTTCAACAATCTTTTCTGAAAGCTTCTCAACTTTAGACTTTAAACGGCTAATATTATTTATATTAAAAGAAGTTTTTAACTCTTCTAATCTAATGTTAAACTTTTCTAATCTTGAATTAAGTTTATCTAACTCTTCTTTTTGTTGTGAGTCAAACTTTTTAGATTCAATCTTAGACATTCTATAGTTGTCTTTATAAGCATTTAAGCTAGCTTCCAAAACGGACTTTTTCTCATTAAGAGTATTTAATATATCTTTCTCTAGTTTATACATTTCCATAGCTTTAGTCTTAGCCTGGGTAGTATAAGATACATCAAATATTTCCTCAAAAAGGGCTTTCTGATCACTGTTAGTCTCATTAATAAGTCTCTTTAACCCTTGGCCAAATAGTACACTATTGATAAAGACTCTGTAACTTAACTTAAGTGTTTTTTCTATTTCTTTTTGTATATTCTTCCTACCTTTAACATTTACTAATACCCCCTCTTCAAAGAAGAATAAGTTATCCTTACCTTTGGACCCATGTACTTTACCTTTATAATTCTGGCACCTTGTTACGCTGTATAATCGATTATCAATTTTAAAATAAATTGATACTTTAGTACCTTGATAATCTTTAGGTTGATATTTGGGCCAAGTATTTACATCTGATACCTCTTTCAGATTTACACCATATAAAGCCCAAACTAAAGCTGATAATATAGTGGTTTTACCTGAACCAGTTTTACCACGTATTACAGTAATACCATTACTATTTAGATTAAAGGTTGTTGGAGTTATAATTGAACAGAACCCCTCTACTATTAAGTTTCCAAATGAAATCATTCCGAGTCTTTTAAAACTTTAATTAAAATTTTCTTCTTGCCTTCGTCTTTAATGCCTCTGTGTTTTAAATAACGTTTAGCTATTTTTGTTTTTGATAAACTTTTTTCAATACCATGTGAAGTTTCAACTTTTTCAAAGCTCTCCAGTGATTTTTCAATCAATGTATAGTAATTTCCATCATCTTTAATATCTTGGTCACTAGATACATCAATAAATCGTGGATATTGTTTATCAAATTTCTTCCATTCTACAGAAAAATCATCATATATAATTAAATATCCCAAATCTTCACAATTCTTATCAGTACGCCTTTGTTGTAATGGTGCACCAACCATATAGGTTTTCTTACCTAATCTTTGTGGTTGGTGTATATGGCCTAATAAAACTAATTTAAAAGACTTTAACAAATTTGTATTTAAGTTCTCTACTGAATCTATTTGAGAACCATCAGTATCTTTAGCACCTTGGTAATCAGTATGCAACATACATATAGTGTCTCTCACTGGCTGATATTCTTTTAGCCATTGGTTAACCCCAATATTATGGTCAATATAATTTAAACCAGTAATAGCAAATTTCTTACCATTAATCTTCAGTTTAATAGTTCTATTATGTACTGGTATAATAAAAGATGGGAATACCTTTGATAAGGTATCTATATAATTTACTTGTTCACCATCAATAGTAGTTACATAAGGGGTATCATGATTACCACTAATACAATAGATAGGCCATTGACCAACTTTGTCTTTAAAAAATTCTATGGATTGTTTTAATAAACTTTGTGTAATAAACTCTGGCCTGTGGAATAAATCACCAATAAAAAAAGCTGGACACTTATAATCAGAACAAAGATCTGTAACCTGAGTGATTACATCAAAGTGATTAAGTGTCCGGCTATTATTTTTATTGAATTTGCTATAATCATGGATATGTAGGTCAGAAAAAGCTATACCTATAACTTTTTTAGGATTCATCAGTTAAAAATTGTTTAGTTATATTTACACGTTCTTCTAAGTTAGTTGTTAATAACACTAAAACTTTTAAACCATCTTCTTTAGATACCATTGATTTGTAATTATCTTTAGTCATAAAGGTTTTATTTAAAAGTTGTGTTATAATAGTAGTCATTAAACTACTGATTTGAATTTGATACCATGGATTAATTATCCTTTTATGATTGTCTTCAATTTTAAAACTATCTATCATATCAGCTCTATAAGGTATAAATATCAAATGTGTTGGTATGGTGGCTAGAGATTGTATACAAGCATCAATAAAGATAGTTATATCTGATTCATCTACTTGGTATGATAACTTATTAATATGATAAGCTATATTATCTACAAAAGACCTATCCGATATAAACTCTATTGCATTATTAAAGATATCTCTTCTTTTACGAAAAAGATCTATATCTTCTTGTAATATATCTTGTGTATTCTTTTTTATCATATCTTCATGTTTGACATCTTTAGTAGATGGTACCAGCTCAGAATATGAACCTGATATGAATGGTATGTTTAGATCTTCACTTAGTATTTTTGCTAAGGTTGTTTTTCCTATTCCGGATGGCCCGGCCATCATTACTTTCATTTTGTAATTGTTTAAAAGGTTTTAAGAAATCATCTAACGTAAAAGATTTTAAACCATATTCTTCAAACATAGCTATAATCTTATCATAGTTGAATTGTCTTGGTTTTATTAGTGGTACTTTTTTAATTGGGTATTTTTTCAATGCTTTTTTCAGGTTGACTAAGTATTTATTACGGTTATATAAATCTCTTAAACCATCTTTGTCAATGCCTTTGAAAGTAGCTGTGGGTGTTAATAGAAAACTTTTAATGGATTTGAACTGTTCAAAGAACTGCTTACCTTTAACTTCACCAATACCAAAATACCCCTTGATATTATCAGAATTATCACCAACCATAGTAAGGTAATCAGCAAATTGATTTGCTTCTACGCCCATGATCTCTTTACAATTGGACTCATATATTAGGTTGTCTTTTTCACCCTGAACTTTTAACATCTTAACTGATGGGCTTATTAATTGACAGAAATCCTTATCGCCAGATATGATAACACATTTTCCTTTATGTTTTTGTGAATAGTAAGCTATGTAATCATCGGTCTCATGTTTTAACCCCTCATTATCCCAAACTACTTTAATACCTAGTCTTCTTAAGATCTTTCTTACTTTAATTAATTGACCATTGAAGTCTTCAATATTAAATGATAAATCTTGTTTTCTATTACCTTTATAGTCTGGTAAGAGTTTATTACGGAAATTACTTTTCTTGGATTTTGAAGTATCAAATATAACTATAATATCATTTGGTTGAAATCTAGTTATATAGATCCATAATTGACGTAAGAATCCAAATACTAAACCAGTTGGTATATCTTTGAATTTTAGTTTTTTAAACCTGTAATAAGCTCTATAAGCGAGGTTACTACCATCTATCAACATTAATAGGTTATTATCTTTACTCCGTTTCTTCATCTTCTAAATCTTCATCATCAGCGTCAATGTGTTTTTCATAATCTAAATCTTCCTCTGATACTGGAAATCTATTTTCTTCCAAACTATCTATTAACTTCTGGGTTGTTTTAATTGTGTTAATACCAGCTTCTTCTAAAAGCTTTCTTCTTATTTTTGGATCATCTTCTAAAAGCTGTCTAAATTTTTCTTCACCCCTGCATAATACTTTACCATGATACTTATAAACTCCACCTGATGATTTGTTTATAATATCCAATTCTAATAGAACATCTTCTAACCCAAAGTATCTATCAAACCCCACATCATGATATTTAGGGTTATTATACATAGGTGCTTTAGATATTGTAGCCCTTGGTGGTGCTACTTTATTTTTTATAACCCTAATTGTTACTAGTCTTCCAGTTTTACGATCTTTACCTTTATACTTAGTAGTTAGAGTTTTACCACCAAAGAAAGCAATTCTTATTGCAGCATAAAAGGCTAATCCTTTACCACCTGGTGTAGTATTAGTATCCATTTGACCAAATCCTACATTTAATTTATCTCTAATCTGGTTCACGTAAATTTGAGTTATACCTAGTTTGTAAAGTAACTCATTTCTAATACGAAGCATTTTATAGATAGCTTTAGCTCTATTACCCATATCGGCTTTACCTTCAGTCATAGTAGAGTTAATATTATCTTCACAATCAGTGGCTGCTATGGAGTCTAATACCAAGAGTATTGGTTCATTATTAGTTAATTTACTTCTCCAATATATTGATAAATCAGCTATAGCATCTGAGATAACCTCAATACGGGTATCACTAATTACGGTTACCTGTTCAAGATTTAAACCATTCTCTTCAGACCATTTATTTTGCCAACATTGTTCAGCATCGATCCATATTACATGACCACCTAATTGTTGTGTACAATAAGCAGCATCTAGAGCAGCCAATGTTTTACCTGATGACTCCATTCCAATTAGTTCAATTACTTTCCCATAAGGTAAACCAAACCCAACTAAATAATTAAATGATAAGAATCTTAATGGTATATGTAACCCATGCTCTTTAATTTGTGAAGCCACTATATTTAAGGCTAAACCATATTTCTTATTGAGTTGTCCTACTGACAATATCTTCAGACCACTCTTTTTCTTTACTTTACCCATATTTTAAAAATTAAGATAAAAAAAGCCCATACTTTTTAGGTATGAGCTTCTTTCAATTAAAATGAACTTAACTAAACAACTAACGACGTATTTTGATTTTCTTTTTGTCTTTATTTTTTTTCTTTTTTGGTTCATCATCCTCTTCTTCATCAAAATCATCACCAATAGTAACCATATATTTACTTAATATCTCTTCTAAGTCCTCATAAGATTTAATCTCCTTTCTTACGATAGCTTCCAAATCAATATTACCATTACGTTCTTTTGGTAAAGGTTTTTTACTACATGGTGTAACAGAATATGAGGTATCGGTCATAGTTGAACCAGAACGATTGATCTTAATGTCATATCCTTCAATGGCATCAGTCATATTCCCCCATTCATCTTCATCAAGGTATAAATCAATAATATCCTGATAAACCCCTCTGGGTATTAATATACCTCGGTTTAATTTTTCTGGATCAACCTCTTTACCTTTTTCATCTTTATAGACATCGCCACCAATAACATATTTACGTTTTGGAACTAATTTTCCAGCTAAAGCTTTGTCTTTAGAGTTTTTAGAAGCTTTTAATTCTTCATACATTTCCATAAATGGACATGGCTCATCAAAAGTAGCTGGAGATACAATTCCACCCATTTCTTGATTTAAGTAAAATTGTATTACCTCAATACCAATTTCCTGGTCATCACCTGGGTTTTTAATTCTAACCCTTAAAGTTCCAGTTTTTGGGAAAATTAACCCCTTTCCACTCCTTTTTGCTAAATCTTCTTTTCTTTTCATCATCCTTTCACGAGTGGTCATACTGGTTGATGCTTTTTTGTTTTTAACTTTCATAATCGTCTTTTGTTAATTGTTCAATATACATAATTTCATTTAAACTCAACACTGAAATAATGTAATTTTTTTGATCTGGTATCTCCAGATAATCCATTACTAGTTCTTTACCAGCGTACATACCATAAGTAACAATATTACCAGCATTTAAGTCATTTTTAAAGGCCTCATATAACTCTGATACATGGTTTGGTAATTGTATAATTTGACCTTTACGTGGTAAAGCATCAGTTTTTTGTTCTACAATTATACCACTAGAAGATTTGTATTCTTTTGGTGATATGATCACTACCTTGTCAGCTGGTGGTACACCTCTTAAGTTTTTTCTAACTTCAGCTAATACTTCTTTGTTTAAAAATTTTAATTTGTAATCCATACTTTTATTGATTTTTTCTTAAATTTGATGAGACAGTTTGTAATAATTTTTCTCTTGATTCGTAAGCCCTACATATTGAAATCATTTGGTTAGCTTTCATTACAGCTTTGATATACTTTTCATTCATGCGAACATAATTACTGTTTACCATAGCCTTTTTATCTACCATATCATTTACTAATGGGGGAGTACTACTTTCTTTATATGAGATCCAGGCTTCAGCATAAGCTTGGTCTTTTTCTTTTTCTAGTATATCCCTTTTATAAATGTATTCATCTCTAATTAGACAAAGAAAAGCATAATTAGAGGGGGATTCTTTTAGCTCATTATTCAATTGGTTAGTAGAAATTTGTAATTCTTTCGTTACGTTTATGGTGATTATTTGACCTTTGTATTTCAGTTTAATAACATCATTTTTTAAATCTTTAATCATCGTTATTAAATATCTTAGTATATTGTTTTTTGAAAGCTCTTTTGAAATCTTTTGTAAAATACTGAGGATAATGTTTTGGGTAATCTTCAGGATTTATATCATTGGTTTCATTAGAAAGTTTTAGATATTCTTCTGGTGAGAAATCTGGTTTTAGTAAATTAGAATAGTCATAACCAGGGATATATGGTAGTTCTTCCTCTAGAGTTCTACCAACTTTGAAATCAACTTCCATTGAGACATCATCTATACTAAATCCAAAATATTTTTTGGTGTTTGGGTTTTTACAAATCTTATGGAAATTGTAAATAGTATATGGATTTAGGTATGATGGGTGAGCAAAGTGATATAAAGCATCATGTACGGTTGATACCTCTGGCATTTTTGGTAATTTACCAGATCTCATCTTCCTATCAAGTAATATACTTGCAAATAATGCCATATCACTACCAGCAGATTGACATGGTGCATTTACAGCTTGTCTTTTGGCTTCATTGTATTCCCATGGTTTATCAGAATAAATTGTTGGACATCTTCGTTTTCTTCCAAAGACTGAAAATACATAACCATGTCTTTCCATATATTTACCTTGTTTTTCAATAAATCTTTTAATCTTTGGATAGTCATTGAAGAATTCATCTAAGAATTGTTGAGCTTCAGATTCAGTTACAATAATATTGTTCTTTGGATCTGATAACTGTTGAGATAGTTTTAATGCTTCAATACCATAGATGGTACCAAATACAATTTGTTTAGCTTGTTTCCTACGAACTTTCCATATCTTATAATCTTTATGGGTTTCATCTTTGTAGATTGGGTAGATTTTATCATAATCAAAACCATATTTCTTACAAGCAATGAGTAAGTGTGGATCCTTCCCAGTTCTAAACGCTTCTAATAATGTTTCATCACCTGATAAGTGAGCCATCATTCTTAACTCAGCTTGCGAGTAGTCATAAGAAAAGAATAGTTTACCTTTTGGAGTTATATATTGTTTTTTAATATCTTGGTTAACTTCTTTTTTTGGTATTTGTTGTAGATTTGGTTCACTACTACTTAACCTACCAGTTACTGTTCCATGTATGTGGAAAGACCCATGCATCTTACCATCATCTTGTTTGAATGATTGATAACCAAGTATAAAGGTGCTCATGTTGTGTTCATAATCTCTAAGTTTTAAAAGCTTAGAAATAAACCCAGAACTATCATAACCTTCTTTAATTAGTTTTTCTAAAACTTCTTCATCAGTACTTGGATTCTTAACTTCTTTTTTACCTCGGTTCTTTTTGTTTTTGTTTTTAGTGTATTTTAATACTGGTAGTTTTAACCCATACTTAGCTTCATATAGTAATTTAACCATCTCTTGAGTAGAACCAAAATTAATAGGTCGTAGTAAGAGTCTTTCTTTATTATTTGTATAAACACCAGTTAAAACATTAGAAATTCTGGTCTCAATTGATTTGATCTTTTTATCAATCTTAGTTAACTCATTTTGATCTGTTTTTGTAGCCCTTAACATTAAAGTTCTATCATTTTCTAAATCTTCTAAATCGGACTCTAACTTAGAAATATAGGTATTAACCCGATCTTTATTGTATCTCTTTTGAAATCTTACAATAGGTGGTAAAGATCTTATTTCTAAATTAATATCTTCTATAAGTTTACTATATTTAATTTCTAGCTCTTTATTAAAGTCCCAATTAATTGGTAATCCATGATATTCAACATTAGTTAGTACTTTAGAGGCTGCCATAATTAGATTACGGAATAATGGGTAGAAACCTTCTTCTATTAACCTCTTTTCAAAGAATGTGCATAATTGGAAAGTAGCATCGGTATCTGTGGCGGCATATGCTTTTAATAAATCCCAAGGTTTTTTATCCCATGGCCATTTATCAAAATTTGATTCTTTTTGATAACCAGCTTTTTTAGGTAAATATCTAACAACCATACTTTTTAAATCATTTGGCTTTGATTCATCAAGCGTATATTTAGCTAACATACCATCAATTAAAATACCTCTAATATAGATATTATATAGACGTAACACTTGGTTATCATACTTCATATTCCAAGCATACTTAGTAATTAGTGGATTCTCTAATATTTCCCTACCAAATTTTTCTAACCATTTTAAACCTTGTTTTTGTTGTTTAGGTGTTCTTTCATGATGACATAGTGGTATTATTATAGAACTCCCAGCTTGAAAGGTTATTGATAATAGTGTAGCTTTGAAGTCTTTATTAAACTTCTTCAGGCCTGTAGTTTCAAAGTCATAAGCAATAACTCTGGTTTTTTTACAAGCCTGAATAAGTCTTTCTAAATCATCATCACTATCAATGACATAGTGTTTAGATAATTTACTTTTAGCCATATTATATTTCGTTAAGTGATTGTTTTAGTTTTAACCAATCTCTTTTATAAGTATGTAAGCTATCAATGGTATGTGTTAAATAACCAGGTTTGATATTTAATCTCCCAGCTACATATTCCATAATCTTAAAAGCTAACCATACATCATTACCAAAGTGTGCAACAAAGTCACAACTACGTTGATGATAATTAATATGTAACATTGATTCACCATTTGCATCTTTTCTAATTAAAAAGCTGTAATACATAGAACAAGGTATTCGTTTAATGCCTCCAGCATTAAATGGATCATCAAGGCTGAAAACTGGTAGAATCCCTTGTCTTGTATCTGGGTCCATTTTTAAGAGATCAATTAATCTCTCAAAGTTACCTTTATGGTTGAATCTCTCAGCATAAGTATAATCAAATCTATTAAACTCATTTAAAAATTCTTCCCACAGGTGTTTTCTTTCAAGATAAGCTTCACCTGGATTAACCGGTTTCATACCAATCCTTTCTCTTAATTCAGCTTTGGCCCATGGTTTACTATCTTGGTCATAAATGAACAACATTTCTTCATTTTCAAGTGAAGTTAGTATATATTGTTCACAGATTAGCTCTTTGGTAATAAAATCGTCATTACCTTCGATAACTTTGTTTTGGTACGTTTTTGGGGTTACTATTGCACCCATTTCCCATAAATTACGACCTGTTTCAGACATAAGGTCATAGCAATTTGAATAAATTCTACTCATCTTTTTTAGTTTTTAGTTTTAATGTATCAATGTATTCTTGGTCAGTAAGTGGTTGGCCAGTATGGTTATGTGGCTCAAACATTTTATGATGATGTCTATCAATTTCTAATGTTAGAATACCATCATTAAATATAGAATTTTGTACTCCCATAGTAGTAGTACCAAAGGTATCTATTATCCTTACTTGTTTAATGTCTTCTGTTTTCATTATATAATAGTTTAATATTAATTAATTGGGAGTCTACATTCTGAAGCCAGTGTTTTTGGGTATTTGAAAAGGTCTGGCCTCAAAACTTTTAAAGCTCTTTTATGAACTTTATATTTAACATCTTTAGGGTCCTTCTTCTCGAACTCATTCAGATTCTTAAGTAAGGCAATCTCAGATTTAGCATTATTTCCATTCTTTTTAATTTTCTCATTAAGTATTGGTCTGATATCTTTATAAGAATGAAACATCAATAAAACTGTCTCATCATTAAACATTTGAACTATGTTGAAAACAACTGTAAATTCTCTACCATCAAATAAGTATTCACCAATCCTCTGTATTAATAAGAAGTCACATATTAACCTTTTAGTTACTTCTGAAGCCCTCATATAAACAGATAATTGTGGTTTGCTATTTTTTAATGGCTTTTTGGTTACTGTAAATGATATTAAACATTGTTTTCCGTGCTTATGATTATTAGTGAATTGGTATGATAGATTATAGACCTTTTTATTATTTCCTAGAATTTCTTTTTTAAATTCTGATAGAATATTTATATCAACATAATTTTTCACTAGACTAGTCCATTTGGACATAGTATAATTAAAATGTCTGCCGAAGTTAAATTTTGGGTCTACTTTAGGATCTAATACCTCAAAGGTCACATTATAAAAATATTTAGCTTTTGGTAATTCAACCACATGATACCTCTTCTTTTGAAGAAGAGAAGGGGAGATTACCATTAAATTGATAACCTCCCAAGCCTCCATAAAATTAGAAAAAATCATTTTAGTATTTACTTTCAATTCTAAACCTATTTACTAGATTCTTCTTAAAATAAATATAATATACCAATCCTGCATCTCCACCTAATATAGCTAAATAACCCATTAACAAAATAAACCCCCTAACTAATTCACCTTGGAATGCAGCTTCCTGGGTCAACATTTGTGTTTGTTTCCATGGTTTATTTTTTAAAAAGTTTCTAGCTATATTGATGTGGTGAGTAATGTCCCACAAAATACATTTATGTAGTACTTCTCCATTCATAGTAATTACTGAACCTAAAGTTTTTAATTTATGATGAGTAATACCAAAATCAAAATCCTCAGCAACCTTGTATAAATCTACTTGATTGATTGATTGTTTGAAGATATCTACTTCTGGATATTTTCTTCTTATAAGAATAGAACCGGTCTCCATTATATCAGTAAGGGTTTCTTGGAAGAGAGATTTCTCAATAACTACCTCTGGTACAAACTTCTCAATATAACTGATGATATCATCTGGGCCAACATTTACATAAATCAATAACTCTAAATAGAAATGAATAGCATCAGCCAATTCTTCACTTAAGTTTTGTAAGTTTTGAAAACTTCTTACTACTTCTTCAAAATCCCTGGGTGATCTATTGAATAACAATTGGTGTGTTGATAAGCTTTGATAAATAGCTTCATAACTTTCAAAGCCTTCAGATAATTCTTCAATTATCCTGGCTGAAAAATCTTTAATTATTGACTGAGATTTTTTAGTGTTTACATCAATTGGTGGTAGAGGTATATTCTCTATCCTAGAATAACTTTTAATTAAATCTTCTTGCATTAAGAACATACTCTCTAAGTAATGAGAATCAATTCTTGGTTCTTCTTTAATGTCTCTTGAATCCATCTTTAGTTGTTTTATTGTTTATTTTTTAATTGCTCATAATTTGAACCAAACCCATTATCACCTCTCTCTGTTGGTCTTAGTTTTACTAATTCATCATATTCATCTATACCAACTTCTTGCATTTCTGAGGTATATATTGGTAGATGTAGCATCTGTAATAACTTTTTACCGCTAGTTAAGAATACAGACTTATTTGAGATATTAGCTACTCCAAGATGGACTTCTCCATAGTAGGTGGCATCAATTACTTGTGCGGTGTATATTAAACCTTCTTTACTAGAGACCCCACTTTTATTATTTACTTGTAAACAGGTTTTAAATGGTAAATATACCTTGATACCAGATGGTATTAAAATCCTTCCACCTTTTAATAATTCAATCTCTGGTTCGGAGCCTGGCCTATTTAAGATAGTATAATGTCTCCCATGAAGTGGATTACATTTATTAAGGTCATTAAAGAAAACTTGTGAGAATGTAGGTATAAAGAAATCTATACCAGCCTCTTCTAAACTTGATCGTTGTGGTGAGATTACATCTCTTGTTTTTACAAATTGAATATTTAACATAACTATTTTAAGGTTTTATAAAGTCTTCTTACTTCTTTCCTGGTTAACTCATATTTAGTTTGAGTTTTATCAAGTATTTGTTTCTTAGTTAATTCTTTACGTTTTAATTTCCTCATAAACTTTTTAATACCATCTTCATCTGATATAGAAGAATCTAGGAACTCACTTTTCAATTCTAGTTCTTCCCTAGTTTTACCAAGTTTTTGTGAGGTTTTCATTACGCATAATTCTGAATCACCACATGATTGACATTCTTTAGTTCTTAAATCAAACCCTTTACCAAAGCAAGGATCTTTATCTGAACCAATTGCAGTAATATCTACTGGTTCAAGTAGATCTTTTTCGTCGCTGTTTTTCATATTATTTTTTATTTTTAATAGTTTTTGGATTATCTTTAAGGTATTTTTTACGCCGTTTCTTCTTGTTTCGTGGTAGCTGTATAACTTTTAGTCCTTGGTTCAAATAATAATTTTTCCGATGATGGCCATGTCTTATTAAATAGGTTCCTGGAAAGATTATATCATCTATGTAGGCTTTTGTTTTTTTAGTATGTTTCCTAACTAACCTACCAAGTAATTGTATGGTTCCTTCTTTAGAGTCCATAGATGAAACATTTAATACATACCTTAATAGTGGTAAGTTTTTACCTCTAAAAATAATTTTAGTAGTTACTAATATATCTAAGTTCCCATCCCTAAAATCATCTAAAGTTTTTTTCCTTACTTTTTTATTTATATCAACATGGACTACCCCAATTTTTAAGTCATAGTGTTCTTTACAAAACTTATAGATTAATTCACAATGTTTTATATATTTTGCCACTACAATTAAAGGTTTTCGCCCATATTTTAAATTAAAATCTAACCTTTGTTTGATAATATCATAAGATACCTTAGAATTAATAACTATTGACTCATATTGTTCTAAGTAGTCATGTATTAATAAGTCATCTTTATTATATTTCTTATCTGGTAACTCTATTGTCTTAACAATAGTCGGAGTAGAATATCCAGCTTTTATTTGTTCCATTAAAGTTACTTCATCAACCATTTCGCCAATGAATGACTTAACATTCATATTGTGAATAACAAACTTCTTCAGTTGATTAGCATATAGTGTACCACTTAACCCAATCCTTATTAGTGAGTTGTATAACCTTTTTATTACAGTATTATAAGTATCATTATCTATGACATCGGCTTCATCTAGTAATACTATATCAAATGATATTAACTCTGATTCATAAGTCTTAATATTCTTTGCCACTGATTGTACCATTGCTACAGTAAAGTTTGACCATTTCATTACTTTACCACCTTGAACAAATGTGATTCTTTCTTCTGGTAATAGAAGTGGTATTTCATTCTTAAACTGGTCAAATAGTGTAGCATCATTAAGTAAGAGGATGGTTTTTAGTTTAAATTGAAAAGCCTTATGTATTGCACAAAATATCAATGACTTACCAAAGTTAACTGAATAGTTAGCTGAACATATCAAAAATGGTATACCACCAACTTTATTATTTAATATGGTTTCAACTGCTTGTAACTGTCTATCACGTAATTCTAGATTACCAACTTTCCTTGGTATTTTAATCTCTACCCCAATTGGTCTTCTTAAATCCTCTACAACATATTTAGCTTTGTATTCATCTAGTTTATTACAAACTGTTTTTAATAAACCAATGTTAAAATAACCACCTTTGTTAATATAATGAACTACCCCATCCCAATTACCTTTTGACTTTAGCTTTATATAATAAGCGTTTGGGTGTTTAATTGAGAAGTCTTCAAATAGTTTTCTTATTATTTTGTCTTCTTGGCCAGTGTAATCCCAATTATCCAGTTGGCACTGGTTCGAGTTTTTTATTAAAATTTTTATCATCCTCTTTTACTTTTAAATGAACTCCAATCAATTTTTGGACTATCTCTTTTAACATTTGGTGCTTCTGATAAATATGGTATCACCCTTTTAGTCGCATTCTCACCATGTAAATCTGTTATCTTTGGTATACCACCACAAAATTCTAGATATTTAAAGTGGCAGTAAATATAATCCTCATAATCAATATTTAAACTATCGGCTACATCTCGTGCTTTAATAAAATTAATATAATCATTTGGATTTTTATTATAGGTCTGATAAATACCAGTTCTATCTGATACCATCCTTACATAAGTATTATGTAAAGCTGCTGTAGCTTCTGGGGCGGTGTCATTTGCAATGAGGTATTTAGCTTCTAATTCCCAAGCTATAGTATCAGCCATTTGCAATAGGTTGTTACAGATAAAAGCATAATTTGGTTTTTTCTTACCATTATTTAATAACTCTAGTCCAGTTCTAACAAAGTTAGTATAACCCTCTTTCTTTGATATACCTCTATTATTACAATATTCATTAACCACTGATACCAGTCCTTTTAGAGAAGCCCATTGATTATCACCCTGTTTTATTTTAGTTACCCCAATATGTTTTAAACTAACCCTTACTGAGTATATGATATCACTTAACAGATTAGCATCACCAGTTGGTGAATCAGTCCTTTTCTCTATTTTTTGTCTTTCTAATTTTGAATCAATAAAAATACTCCTGGTTTCAAGAGAGTATCTTCTACAAACCTTTAACATCTCATCAATGTTTTCAAGAGTGATTGGTCCATGCAACCTAAGTACCTTTTCTAAATCATCTTTCCTAATATGGATTGAGGGTATTCTTTTCATTGTCTACTCTATTTTTTAATTTAATTAAATCATTATAATTCATATATGGTGTTTCTCTTGCCAGTATCTTAGATTTTTTCCTACCTATATCATTTACATCTTTTTCTGGTGGAAAGAAAACCACTTTTACTTTTTTCATTGGTATTAATTGTAAAGCTAACTCTATAGCTTTTAATTTGGCAAACCATTCAGAGTCAAACATAATTACAACTCTTTCAACTGGACTTTGTAAAATCTTATTAATTTGATACTTAGATATATCTTTACCACCAGATGATATACCTTGTTCGCCCATGGTTGTTGCATTTATAGCACCTTCACATAAATAGACCTTTTTGTAAAGGTATAGAGCATCTTCATTGTATATTATATAACTTTTACCAATTTCATCATCTTCATTCTTTGGATTATTATATCGTGGTCCTGAACCTAGAATACGCCTTGCATTAAAATATACCAACCTATTATCATTTATAAATGGTATAATCATATAACCAAGATATTCTCCATCATTACAATAACCCCAACCAAGTTTTCTAACGTCATCAATATTAAAACCTCTCTTAATTAAAGTAGCCCTAGCTGCTTTACCAACATAACTGTTATCCCTAGTCCCAAACAATACAAAGTGTTCAGGTAAATTTATACTTGATTCGGAGGTTTTAAGTGGTACTGTAGTTTCCTTATAAGAGAGATCATAAAAATCACCAGTATTTAAAAAATGAGTAGCTTCAGAAAAAGTTTGAAACCCCTCTAACATCATTAATAAATTTATTGGACTTAGTTTTTCACCACATACAAAACAATTAGTTCTATTCTGTGATAGGTTAATTCCAAACTTTTGGGGTTTACCACAATGTGGACAATCTGATTTTAACCAACCATGGTTATAATCTGTGGCACCTAATGTTTTTATAAAATAAGTATGTAACTTACTCTGGGTATCTCTACTTAACCTACTCATATATCACCACCTCTTTTTTGATATTTATCTTTATCAGCCACTGGATTAACCTGTTTAGGTTTAGAGTTTTTCTTACTATCATCTTCAAAAGAATTGTAAGCCTTATTGATTAATTCATTTAGGTATACACCCATTGTTTCATCATATTTCTCTCTAGCTTCTTTAGTTAATTCTTTCATCCTTTGTCTTGGTAAATCCACATTAAATACTACCCTACCTTTTGGTACACCATCACGTTGAACTACAATTTCCCAACGTTGTATACCATTTTCATCTTCCTCTTTTGTACTATTTAAACCAAGAACTACCTGAACATTTCTGATGATAGCAATTGACCCAGCAATATGATTTTCTTCATACCTAGTTTCTTTAAACTTAGACCCTTCCCTAGTTAAGTGGTGTGCTGATATAATTATGTCCAAATTCTTTTTTATTGCTAGATTCTCTAGGTCTATATAAACATTACTAATTCTATCAAAATCCTCTTTATCTTTAGAGATAGAAGCCATCTTACCGGCATAATCGACAACCAATACATTTACAATTAGACCAAACTCTACAAATAAATCATCAATAATCTTTTCTATAGTATTGGCATCGTCATGTAATGGTATTATACGTTGAACTATAAACTCTGATTTAAGCCTTTTATACTTTCTCATGTGTCTACGTTCTAACTTATCAAAATCACCAGAGATTAAGTCCATCTTGGTTTTATTTAAAGTTGATTGAACCATACGATCCATAATTTGGTATTTACCATTTTCTGTATCTATATAAAGAACCACCTTTTTCATTGCCAAATAACCTCTAGCTACATTAATTAAATTAAATGTTTTCTTGGCTTTAGCTTTATCTAAAAAGACAACTATAGACCCTTTTGGATATCCACCCCCATTAGTCAATCTATTCCATTGTTTATATGGTGTTGGACATACATCTGGGTCCATTTTTCTTTTTAATTGTCTGGTTGAGGTATCAGCAATCATGGTTAATGGTTTAGTATTTTCCTGCTGAACTTTAATATTTTTTACTATAGATGAAATCCTATTTAAGTAACTTTCATAAGAATCTACATCAGTAAAATCTGAGACTTCATTTAAAGCTGTTAATTCTATAAACGCTATAAACTTCAGAATTGAAGATTCCAATATATCCTCATCCTGAAGTTCGCTTGCATATAGTTTTTTTATTAGATCTTTTAAATTCGGTATATCTTCTTTTGTAACTGTATTGACATACTCTTTAGTATTTAAAAGTTTACCCATCTCATCTATTAAAATCACTTCACCTGGTATCTTCTTATATTTTTTTGCTACTTTAAATAATACCTCAGCTATAATAGCGTGATCTATTAATGAGAAGTAACTGGCTTTTAACCTATTTATATAAATAAGAGATTTTTTACTATGTATCAAATACTTTAATAACTCGAATTGGTAGTCCACAGAAAACATAAACTGTTTCCTATCTGGGTTAGTAAACTTTTTAACTATCTTCATCAAACCTTAAAAATTTTTAGTTTTTTTTATAAAATGTATATTTGTATTAAAATTTTTTGTATTTTTGCCAAAAATTAATAGTTTTTATCAAAATCAAATGGTTATGAAAGACAAAGTCCAAGGCAGTGAACTTCACAGATTAACAGAAATTAAATCTTACAACCCTATTATCTTTAATAAACTTTATAAACTTTGTAGACCTCAAATTAGAAAACTGACAAAAAGGATAGACTACAGACGTTTAAATATTGGACCAGATTTAATAGAGAGTTTTTTCTGGGATAAATTTTTATTTGTATTTAATAAATATCAAGATAAAATGGATTTTGAAAAATTAAAAGCCCATTTACTTGTTTCTTTAACTCAGTATTCATACAAATTAATGAGGTCTGGATATTCTGAGGCTGCAGAATATAATCAAAATCTAGTTTCATTTGATACTTTATTAGATGATTCTAAAGAAGATCTAGAATTATTTGAACCAGTTGAAGAATTTAATATGTATCATACCATCTTAGAAAATTTCCTTTTGAAAAACTTATCACCAGATGAATATTTAATATATCAAATCCAATTGAATCCTCCACCATTCTTTAGAGAACGTTTAAAAGAATCTGGTGGAAAGTTAACTATTCTACATTTAATAGATTTTTTTGAATATGATAGGTCTAGAGATTCCATCAAGTACTTCACATCTATCAAGAGGAATATAGCAATCACGCTAGAAAAGGCCAAGGTTGAATTAAGTATTTAATTCAAACGATGGCCTCACACAATCATGGAAGAACACCTAAACAAGGTTAAAGGCTTGCAAATGATATTTTAAATTTCGGAAATTTATTGTTATTGGTTAAAGTCCCAACCCTAATAAAACAATCACAGTTTATATATGCAATATGGCTTAGAGTATGATACTTTAAATTACAACTTTTATGTATCACTTCTAATACTTCACTGGCAGGTATATCAGTTGTATTACTAGCTTCAACTTCAAAACTTAAAGTTGATTCTAGTATATTTTGAAACTTTACAGCAGTAGTTGGTATCATTAATTCAAATGATATCCTGAAACAACCTATCCCATTTACTATAAATGAGTTATTATATTCCAACTCATTTATAACTAGGCCTGGTGGTATGTTGTGTGATTTATCAACCCAAATGCTATCAGTATCCATTGGTACTGGTGGGTTAGTATCTAAAGCCGCTTTACTAGCATAGATATGGGCCCAGTTTAATTCTTTAGATGATGCGGGTAGTTGAAAGTATAAGTTTTCAAATAACTTATTCATATACCTGTCACCCATATTATTATACTGTGGCCAGGTAGAGTTGTAGTTTACTAATGGAAATACTTTACCATAAGTATCATAATACCATTGATCACTTTCTAGATAAGAGGTATCCCCAAGAATATATAAACCAATTAGTACTTCGGTGTTCCTATTAAAACCAGAAGCTAATGACATTGCATATGTCATAGCACCAGATTGAAGTGACCAATGTGCAGATAGTGGTTTAGTTAAGATACTCTCAATAAAGTAAGGTGTTAAATCAACAGCTCTAAAGTTATAAATTGTTGGGTAGATAACTCCTTCTTCATCTTCAACTTCTTCATAAACATGTCCAGCTATTAAAGCTATTACCTTACATTCAGAATTATTGTTAATGTTTGTCCAATTAATAGCCATAGATGGAATATCTATAACTGCTGGGTCTATACTTAATAATCCATCAGGCGTTATATGAGCATTTACTACAAAGCCTGATTGGTTAGCTTTGTTTGAGATCTTTAAGTATTTTGAAGAACCTTTTACTAAACTTTGTTTTGGTGCAATAGATATCGGATTTATACTTGGATTTGTAATACCAGTAACTGATAAATAGTTTTTAGTAGTATCAACTATATCAAAACCAATAACTGGTCCTATACCAACAGCTGTACCTATAGCTTCCATTACGCCTTTTGATTCAATATTATCTTCCCAGATATGATAATACCTTGGGTTAACTACATTGTTTACTATTGTGGTTTGTCTCATTGTTTATGTTTTATAAATTAATAATTGCAGTACTACTTATAAACTCGATGTCATCACTAGTTATTAATTCTACATGTGGTGGCAGGTATTTATTCAATACTAATAAGAATGATTTTTTTAATTTATCCCACTCATTAGTATTCTCAAAGTGTTCAAAAACGCCTTGTGGGATATGAATTTTTACTTTAAATTTTAAACATTCTAGACAGTTGTTTTTATCAAAACTATATTTAGAATCAAAGTTAATGTGTTCCTTATCATACTTAGAGTAAGGTTCAGCCAATTCAGTAAAGTTTTGTGGTATCAACTCAAATACTACATTATAAAATTTACCAAGTACTTCATAAAACAGATGGGTACATCTAATTTTATATAAAGAGATGGCATATTTTAAAACATCCCTAGTGTTAGCATTTGGGTATGGTAATACAACCTCTTCTGATTGGTTAAGAACTTGATAAGCGTAAGGTATAGATCCAAAATACTCCCACCAATAAACTAGTAGTTCTTCTGGGCATTTTTCAAAATCTAACATATTTAGATGATTATCAATTAAAGGATTGATTTCTTCATCTAAGTATTCACCACATACTTCTACAAACCTTTCTAATAAACCTTTTTGGTTAGTATATTTGTATGAATCATACTCTCTATGATAGCCAGTGAAGAACATATCAAAGAGTTTGTTTTTGTAGTTAAACTGTCTCATCTACTATAACATTTATACTGTCAGATTCAAATATTGGAATGGCATAACCATAAGGTACTAAGTTAGTAGTTAAACCTTGAACTGTTAATTTGTACATGGCATCAGTTGGATAATCTACAGTACCATCAATAGTTATATAAAATTTTGCTTTTACCCCTTGTATTAACACACTAGAATTAAATATACAATTTATTAAATTCTCTGTGGTACTAGAAGAATAAATAATATAATTTGATGTATCAATTATTTTAACAATAAAAAATTCTTCGCCGGTACCATTAAATTCAATTTCATTAAAATTTGTGATTACCAGTTCTGGTTGTCCAACAACAGTATTTCTATTCTCATTGTATGGCATTAAGAATAGTTTATCAATGGTTAAGTAATCAACAGTTGATAATTGGTCAAGTATCGAATACAGGTCTGATAATCTTAATGGTTTATTTATTGAAGAAGTATTTGTATTATACTCATCTATCAAAGCTTTCTTTACTTGGTTTGTAATGGTTATAGAATTGAAAGATGGTTTACCTTTAATTGTAAGAGTTATAAAAGCTTTAGTAACTATAGTAGGCCTGATGTCTATTGAGGTTATAAAAACTTTATGTTTAAAAAGGAATTGATAAGTAGAGTCTAATAAAGCCTGCCCAGCTATACCACCACCATCGGGGGTTATATAGATTTGTATAAATCTACCACAGATATAATTAACATAAGCTTTATCAACTCCAGGCGCTAATTTAGCTAAAGACTCATAATCATCTTTAGTTATGGCTGTACCCATAGTTTTTAAACTTAATGGTAGGTGTTCTTTTAGCATATCAAAACTTTCTGATGTAGAAGCACCAGATGAATCATGTATGTTTTTTAATTTTATAGTGGAGTCAACATTAGAAAGTAGTGTTGGTATAGAATTGTTAAAAGAATCTTTCACAATATTTCTACCATTAGTAACTTTGAAATTTATATTTACTTGAAGCCCTTGGCCAGGGATTGCTCCATATATACCATCTCCAAAATTGATTTGTGGTGTTCCATCTTCTAATACATCAATAATAAATACTTTAGAGTTTGATTTATAGTAAGCAAAGGTTTCAACTAATTCCCATTGTTCTCCACCTATAATACATTCCATAGTGCCATCAGCATAATATTTATTAGATGGTATATCAATTATATTGATATATTTTAAACGGTTAGAAGTAGTTACTATATTAGTATAATCTGTATAACGATTTTCAAATTGTTTAACTGGTACTCTTATTGAATATTGTCCTGATCTCCATATAACAGTTTTTGTACTTAACCATTTAAAGCCTTCATCTGAAGTAAACTCAGTACCAGCTGGTATGGTTATATCAGTGTTAGATGGTTGCGAATTGCTTTTATAAACCAGAATATCCACAGTAGATGGTATAGCACCTCTAATGTGGTAATCTATTGTTTTTGCGTGTAGTTGTAAAGAGTCATATCTTTTAGCTACTGGCATAAAAGCTTCTCTAGTTTTACTATCTAAGTAGTAATGAATTACTTCTCCAATAGCAGCAAACATACTAATTAACATAATAAAAATATTACCTTCACTACGATCTGTAACCTCTGGTAGATTAGTAGTTAATTTAGATAATAATTTATTTTTAATAGTAGTATAAGACCTTTGATATTGATTTAGCCATGGGTTGTTAGGTGTTGGCATAGAATTGATTGTTTTGTTTGTTGTAATAAAAAGTTAACTCATTCACTGGGGTATTACCAATCTTACCATTAATTATGATTTTTATACCAATTTCGGTAGCGATTGTTTTAATTTCTAGAGACTTTAAACGTGGTTCCCATGAATTTATACCACTGATAACCCAATCTTTTACTAGTCTTCTAAGAACATTAGTATTAGGTTCTTCTAAGATAGAGTGTAATCTAGTACCAAAAGTTTCATCCCTGAACCTTGAAGTGATTGGTGTATTAAAATAGGTAACCAAGTTTTGTTTGATTAAATTAATATCACCCTCAGAAATTCTCCAACCAAAAGTACCATCATCATTCTCGGTTAGTTGTATTGGGAATCCTGCACCACTACCAATATAAAGTTTATTTACATTTGTCTCAGCCATTATTTTTCTTGTTTTACATTGTTATTAACTACTGTCTCTATAAGAGTATCTTCAACTGTTACAGTAAGTGGGATTAATGTATTTATCAAACCTTGCCATGTTCCTGCATCAGCAGAAGTACCAGTTGGTGTAAAACTTCTTAAGAAACTTAAAACCTTACGTAGTGTTGATTTAACTTCATTTAATTCAGTCACCATCTTATTAGCTTTAAGTAAACCCTCTTCACCATTAATTAGGTTAACTGTAGAACCTTTTATAGTAATTTCTTTTTCGGAGGTTACAGTTACTGAACCTTTTGAAGTTACAGAAATGTCATCGTCTGTTTCAATAACGGATTTTCCAATTACTTTGATATGTAAACTACCATCAATATCATTCCAGATAATCTTATTACCATTTGGCCTTTTAAAACCAAAGGTATCTTTATTGAATTCTTTTGGTGTTTCCCCATTAGCCCAACCATGATAACTCCAAATACCTTTTAATGGAATACCATTTTCAAACTCTACCCAAACTATTTCACCTTGTTGTGGAGTTGGGTGTTTAAACCCAAAATCTACACCACCCTGTTGGTTGGATGATGTAGTTAATATGGGTTCACAATTAAGAATTCCAGGTACTTGGACAAGTAGTCTATTTTGATTAGATGGGTCATTATTATCCACTACAACACCCCTATACTTACCATAATATCTACCTAGACCTTCTAACCCACGTTCTTGTATAATATCAGTTATTGTCATTTGTTTGGTTCTCCATTTTTATCAAGATTTACATTGATTAGTGGTTTACTAACATCAAATCTGATATTAGCATCATAGATATTAATTACCAAAGGTACTTTAGATACTACATCAACCAACAAAGATTTACCTTTATAAAGTGATGATTCTTTTACTTTTTCAACATAGGCTTTTACCCTTGGATAAGTTAGATATACCCCACTATTAATACTTTCTACGGCAGTCTTATTTATTTTAGTATAAATATTTTGAGTTGGTATCTTTTGGTCATAAGTTACTTTACTTATTAATAATGACTTCTTTTTAAAATCAACATTACAAGTATAATCACCATTTGACATTTCATGTGTTACTTTCTTTACATACCAGTCACCAGAATACCTTTGACCAACATTATCAATCTCTATAACTCTTGAACACATTATTAATGGGTGCCCAAGTAATTGTGCTGTAGCTTTTACTTCATTTTCAGTTTTCTTAACAATATCACCACCAACACCAGCCATTGAACTTTCCATAAATGGTGATGCTAAAACTCTGGCACCAGATATTGGGATTTCAACTTCTATTTCTTCTAATACTGTTATAGCATCTAAATCTCTAGCGCTATAACCATAATTGTTAGCAGTTGGATATTTTTCTCTTTTTGGTACTATTGTATAACCAGCAGCCCTGATACGTTTAAAACCTTCATACCACCAAGTAGTCATATCAACATTCTTTGTTGAGGCAGGATCTAGTCTATTGTATTTTTTATTATCATACAATCCACTAATATCAATTGGGTTTATTTGTTTTTGAACAGTTACTTTCTTTTTGATTACATAGTCATCCAGTGTATTACTTTTACGTAGTAAATTCATAAAAGTGGTTATATCACCACCATTACTAGCATTACTAAATTCTTCATACTTTTGCTTTAATGTTGATAAATATAGGTCTACATCTTCTTGTGTAACTCTATATGAATCCCTTATTTGATTTTTAGCATCAGTATCTGATTTGTAAGTTATAGTAGTAGCTTTTTTAACCTCAGTTGGTAAAGCTACATAACCCCTACTATCTACCATAGTTTTATCTTTTTCATTCCATTTAGGTTGTTGCCTTGGATCTTGAAAAAATTTATTATCTAACCAAACAACCTCTTCACCTTTAGTTTGTACTTCTTTTGAAGTTGTTTGTACAGTAGTTGTTTTAACTTCTTTAGTATCACCATCTATAGTAGATTGTTGTGCAACTTCGACTGTTGATTCAGTAAAATCATCTGATACATCGAATGATAGTAATTCACCATTACCACCATTCCATACATACCTTAACATTGCCGATTGATTATGTTGCCCATTGTGGATAACAATTTTTCCATCTGAGCCCATTACATTAAAGGGACCTTTAGCTACACTACTTGGAATATTTCTGGCTACATCTCTGATTAATTTCCAACGACTATTTTTTAAATTATCTAAACCATATAAAACAGTTCTAGCCGAAGTGAATGGGTTGGAGTAAGTTCTAAACCTATCTGGATTTTCCTGCATCCTCTTTTTAATTTCATCGGTTATAACCTCTATTTTTATAGCCCTTTTAGTTGGTAAAGAAACACCTCGTTGTTGAGTTGGTTCTTGTGGTGTTTTATATACTTCTGGTATTTCTTCTTCACCTTCTACAGGTGGTTCATCTGGTTCATTAGTCAATTCTTTCATAGGTAACAGGTTTATTAAAATCTGTAGTAAAATCGTAATCTAAAATCTCTACGGCTGGATCACCATTTAGTAATCCCTGTACAAAAGTTCCAAAATCTGAGGTTATACCACTATAATTTGGTGGCATACTTTTAGTAAATGAAGATGAACAGGCGATGCTTATTACCATTTCTACACCAGTACTTGTAAAAGAAGTTTTTCTTTTCTTAATGATAACTTTTTTTAGTGGTCCTACTAACTTTGATTTATCTGGGAATAACCAACCCCATTGTAATTGTAATGGGGCCCTATACATTAGTTTTTTATTTGATGGTAGATCTGGGTTACTACAATTTAAGGTTATACTACCATTATCAATTTCATCTTCATCTGAAACATAAGTAAACTTAGTTACAAAAAGACCTATTGGTTTATTGATTAATTCATCAATGATTGGTTTTCCATCCCCATCGAAAATAGCCAAATAAGGCATCCCAGTACCTTTTTTTAGAATATAAGTTTCATCCATTATAGTATTGGTATTAATAGTTCTTTGCCTACATAAACTTCTTCTAGGATATCTTGTAAGTTATTATAATCAGCTATAATATGCCAAGCACCTTTGTCTTTATAATAAGTGTAAGATATATCAAGTAGATTCTCACCATCTTTAACAATGTGTAGTTTAGTTTTTAAAACTGTTTTATTAAAAACTCTTCTTTCAATTTCTATTGTCCCATCTTGGTATTGAATACCAAATGAGTCATCGTATGGGCTATTCATAATTAATAATATCTTACTCCGGGTGTTCTTCTTAAATCTGATTCTTTAACTATACTTTCATGGGTTTGGTTATCAAATGATACTTTCTTCAAAGTAATTTGTTGAACCGCTACGTTAGGATAAAGACCAAGGTTAACTACCTCTTTAGTAGCACTGTCTTTATAATACTTTTGGAAATTGGTTAATTTATAACCAGCTGAAGAAACAATAAACTGGTCTTCCGCAAATATATCTGAATCCCCCCATACCACTTTAATTACTGGTGGCGATGATTTATAGCCATCCGCTTTAGACCAGGCTTGTAATAATCTGCATTTATTGATAACATCACTACGGTCTTTATCATTTGTAGCAAACCAACTAATTTCAAATGATAATGTATCTTCGCTACCAGTATAGATTTGAAATGGGTTGTTCATACCCATACCTCTTACCTGATTCCACTGTGTATTACCATCTTCTCGAATTTCAGCTGGTATAACTTGTAATGCTACCTGTACTACAGGACTCTGTGAATCATTTACTAAAACAATTTGTTGTTTATATTTTTTGTAATCAGTGGAATCAGTAATATTACTATCAGTTGGTATTTGGTTGATTTGTGGGATATTAATAATACTATTCAAAGATTTATTAAGTTGGTTATGTGTATTTAATACATCGGCTTTTCTACCTTCAATATTTACTATACCATCACCAACTTCAAATCCAGCAGATTTTCTTGCAGAAATCTCTCCAGCTCTTAAACCTTGCATTAATAAGGTAGTCCAACCAGATAATTCATATTTTTTATTAGATTCAGTAGCCATAGTTATTTAGTGTTTGTGTCAATATTAATATCTTTTTCATACTCTTCTATAACTTGTTTCATAACACCTTTACCATCAATATTAATTGTTATTACTTGTGGTTTCTTATTTAGATTACCACCTTTTGACCAATATTGAATTGATTGTACTAAAGCCCTCATTTCTTTCAAAAGATCTTCACTAGTTGGATTATCTTTCTCGGCTTGCCGTTGTTGGATATCACGTTGTATGGTTTCTTCTAATGATAAGGTAGAATCTTTTGAATTATCAACAGAGCTCTTTAAACCACTTAAAGCTGATCTTAATAAAGGTATACCTATAGTGGCAGCAGCCATAATACCCATACCCCATGGGCCAGTTAAAAATCCAAGAGCTTTACCTAAAACTCCACCAATAGATTTCAATATACCAGTACCACCGATCATTTTCTTAGCCCCATCTGCAGCGGCCCCACCCATTAAGGTTTCAGTAGTTTGTTTTGCATTAGCTGAAGCCATCATACCTACTCCAAAAGCAGCCGATACTCTTTTCCAACCACCTTCTTCGGTTTGTTGAAAATATATTTGTTTACCAGCTTTAGTAGTAACTTGTTTAACCCCATTAAGTACAGTTCCACTTGGCATCGTTTGCATAACTGAATATGGTACATTACCCATAATGCCGGCTTTTCTTTGTGCAATGATGGCATTCTCAACTGCCATATACCTTTCAGCTTTTAGTCTGGCTCCATCCCATCCACCCATGAGTAATGAGAACATACTGGCCCCGCTTACTTGAGAATCATTTCTTAAAATAAGCCATTTAGTTCTTAAAAACATAATAGCAGAACCAACTCCTAATATAGCTACACCTAAAGCCATTGTAGTACTTATAACAGTACCAAGTACTGGTATTTCGAATAAGGCTTTAACTTTACCAAACACCCAGGACATAGCATTAAATATTGGTATCAATACTGGTCCTAATGATTCAGCGAAAGCAATTCTAATATTCTCCAAGGTTGATACCATTCTATCTAGAGAACCAGATAAATTACTCATCCTCTCAGCTACGATGTTTTGCATAAAGCCTTGAGAT